GGTGCGCCCCAGGATTCCAGGTCGGCCGCCGCCTCGTCGCTGCTCACCTTGCCGCCGCGCGTCCAGTGCGCAGCGGCATCCATCAGTTTTTTCGGGTAGCCCCCGCGTGCGCTTCCATGAAGCCCACCACGATGGCCGCAGCCGTGTTCGGCACATTCAGCAGCTGGTCGAACGCGACCACAGAGAAAGGCACCTCGGCGCCATCCTCGGTCACGCCGCGCCAGCCCTTCACCACCCGGCGCGCGAAGTCCGCGTCCGTCAGCTTGCGGTCCTCGATCTCCGCGCGCAGGTCGTGAATCTGCTGCTGCGAGTAACGCTCGAACACCGCGTCGAACGTCTCCTTCACGAACTTGCCGCCGTCCGCGGGGATGCTGACCTCGATGGGCCAGGTGAAGGTGTCGCTTCGGTTCAGCTTGAACATTTCAGGTCATCACCAGGCTGTATTCGTCGTTCCCGCTGGAGCCAGGCACGAAGTTCATTGTCATGCCCAGCATCTGGATGCCGTCCAGGTCCGAGTAACCCGGGCTGGTCAGCTGCACGTTCGGCGCCTGCAGCCGGCACTTGAAGCCAGCCGCCGTGCCGTGCGTGATGTCCAGCGCGCCCAGCGTGGCGGCGCCGATGGTGCTGAACCAGTTTTTCACGGCCATCGTGTTGGCCTCGATGCTGATGCTGCCCTGCGGCTGCCGGTCAGTGATCAGCACCTGCTCAGAGCCGCCGACCAGCGTGCGGTGCACGATGTTCCCGCCCATGCTCAGGCTCAGTTCGGCCATGACAGCGGAAATGCCGTGCAGCGTGAACGGCGTCGTGTTCACGTTCGTCACCGCCAGCGGGGTCTTGAACGCCGTGTAGACAGGCGTTGGCAGCGTCGCATCGCTGACGGCATTGAACAGGCCGGTGAAGGTGAACTTCAGCGTCGGGATGTCCTTGACCTTCATCGACAGGTCAACGGTGCCCCGCGCGCCGGTCAGCTTGTGCAGCACGCCGTCCACGTTGAAGTAGATGGTCACCGACTCCATGGCCGTGCTGATCGGCGCATAGGTCACAGACACGCCCGCGGAGGTCGTCTCCGAGTGCGCGCAGCCGCGCATCAGCACGCCCCAGCCAGGCGCCGTGCCCGCGGTGCCGCTGGCCTGCAACTCCACCTCGAAGTCGACCATCACGCGCGAGCCCGTAGGAATCTGCTCGCTGCGGCCCAGGTACGGGCGGATCAGCGCGCGGTCGGCGTAGTCCGCCTCCAGCGGGTTCAGGTTCAGGTTCCGCACCAGGATGGCGTTCGCCGCGCCCGTAGGCGTCGGGTCCGTGCCGTAGGTGGTCTCAATCTTGGCGAGGATGACTCGCTTACGGCCAAGCAGTGGCATGGGTCACTCCTGCGCGCCGCTGGGCGCTTGGGGTTGCTCGGGTTCCTGCGTGCGCTCGACCAGCGTGCGTGCGCCGGTCACAGGGTCCAGCACGTAGCTGCCCCCCTGGCCGTGGAACTCATCGACGGGGATGGTGGTGTCAGGCATGGCGGCCCCATTCTAGTTTCGAGCCCGTCGCAGGGCTCCGGTAGCGTGAGACTTTTCAGGACAGCGCGGTCCGCGGCCGGCGGTGCCAGACCTCGAAACGCATGGTGGTGATGCCCGCGGTCACGTCCGCGCCATCGGCGTCGAAGTCCGTGGGCCCCTCGGTCGTGTCCACCGCCAGGCCGCCCAGCGTGGGCGAGCCCATGATGCGCGCGAACGCCTGCTCCACCACGGGGTCCGCCACCGAATCCGGCGCGTCCCCGCGCGCGTATACCTCCACGGCCACGGTCAGCGTCGCGTCAATCAGGCCCAGGGCATTCTCCGCCGGCCGCTCGTTCTCGGGCCGCACCACGATGGCCGGCGACTCATCGCGGCTCATCGCGTCCTCCCGGCTGCGGTACACACCTGTGCAGCCGGGGATGCCGGCCAGCAGCGCGACCAGGGCCTGCAGGATCGTTTCTCGCTTGCTCATGGCTTCCTCAGTGTCAGGGTCTTGGTCGCTCCGTCACCCAGCAGCCGAACCTCCCGCACCGCGTAGGTGCCGGCGCCCACCACCACCTGCTCGCCGCGGGCAATGCCAGGCCAGTCGCTGGTCCGCATCGTCACCAGGTAGGCGTCGGTCAGCACGTTTCCGCCCAGCACGTCCTCGGTCGGCTGATCCAGCAGCACGTCCGCCCGGACGCCGCGCCAGAAGGCCGGCGTGGCGAAGTCCGGCAGGTTGAAGAAGTCGTCCAGGTCGCCCGGGAACCCGAACGTGCTGGGCTTCGCGCCCGCGTTGCGGGTCAGGCTCAGCTCCTTCAACGCGCCGTCATCCAGCAGCCGCACCTCGCGCACGCTGTACGTGCCGCCGTCGATGGTCATGGACGCCCCGCGGCCAATGCCAGGGAAGTTGGCCGCCGGCATCGTCGCCACGTATTCGTCCGACAGCACCCGTCCGCCCATGATGTCCTCGGTGGGCGCGTCCAGCAGCACCGCCGCCGACAGCGAACCCCACACCGCGGGCAGCGCGAACGCCGGGTCGAAGAACAGCGCCAGCGCCTCGGGACTGCGCGCGGCCACCAGCACGCCGAACGCCGGCGACCGCGCCACGCCCAGCGTGGCGCTGGCCGTGCCGAAGATCGGCGCCTGATTGCTGGCCGACCCGTTGCCCACCCCCAGGATGCGGCCCAGCAGCGCCGCCGAAGAACCCGTGACGGCCACCACCGCAGCGCCCGCGGACGCCGCCGCGCCCAGGGTGGCCGCCGCAGAGCCGGACACCCGGACGCTGGCCGCCGCCACCTGCTGCGCCGCGCCCAGCGCGCTGGAGCCGCTGCCCGCCACGCCGACCGTGCCCGACGCCGCGCTGATGACCTGGCCCGCCGTCCCGGACTGCGAGCCACCGACACCGGCGGCAGCAGCCGCAGAGCCCGCCACCGCGCCCAGCGTTGCCGCCTGGCTGCCGACCGCCGGCGCAGCGCCGACGACACCGGAGGCCGCGCCAGTCACGCCCTGCAGCGTGCCCGCCGCCGTGGCCGTGACGCTGGACGTGCCCGCGCCGGCACCCGCGACCGCCTGCAGCGTGCCCGCCGCACTGCCCGCCACGCGCACCGTGCCGGCCGCCGCCTGCGACACCCCGCCCAGGCCCGCTGCCGCACTGCCGGCCACCGCCGCGACAGCCTCCGCGGAGCCCGTCAAAGACCCGAGCGTGGCCGTCTGCGTGCCGGTGGCAGGGGCAGCCCCCACCACGCCGTTCGCGGCGCCGGAAACGGCCTGCAGCGTGCCGGCGGCAGAACCCGACGCGCTCAGCGTGCCAGCCGCCGCCGCGGAGACGCCGCCCAGGGTCGCCGCCGCGCTGCCGGCCACCGCGGCAGAGCCGGAAGCCGTGCCCGTGACCGTGCCCAGCGTGGCGGACTGCGTGCCGATGGCAGGCACCGACCCGACCGCGCCGGTCGCCACGGACACCACCGCGCCCAGCAGGCCCGACGCAGAGCCGGAGCCCGCCAGCGTGGCAGCCGCCGCCTGGGCCACCGGGGCGAGGGTAGCCGCCGCGCTCCCCGCGACAGCCGAAGCCGCCGCGGCAGCGCCAGCCACCGCCCCGAGCGTGCGCGCCTGCGATCCCGCGACAGCGACAGCACCAGCCGCCGCGCCGGAGACGGCCGCCAGGCCAGCCGCAGCAGACCCCGCCACGGACACAGCGCCGGCCGCCGTGCTCACCACCGCCGCCAGCGTCACCGCCTGCGAGCCGCTGACGCCGCTTGCCGTGGTGGTGAACGTGGTGACATCGACGTTGGAGAACGTCGTGCCGTCCCACCAGACCACCGCGCCTTTGTAGCTGGTGCCCCCCGTCAGGCCAGAGGCAACACCCGCAAAGCTGAACGTGGTGCTGGCCGTTGGAGACAGCTCATTGCCCGCCGCAACAGCTGCGGCACCTGTGGCGTCCTGGCCTGCGACGATTTGCGCGGCTGTGGGCGTGCCCAGCGCAGCCGCATACACCACGTAGTACAGGCGCGGGACGACAGCCGCAGCCGCCGCGTCAAAAGGCGGGTCGCTGAATAGCGCGGGGTCGAACAGGTTGGCGGCCATTGCTTACCAGTCGGATTCCAGCGTGGCGCTGCCGAAGTGCCAGTTGGTCGCGGCAGCGGTGGCGTTGTTGGTCACGAAGAACCACGGGTGCAGCAGCGTGGCCGCAGCCGGGATGTTGGCTGACAGCGTGCCGCTGACCTCGGCCGCTGAGGTGTTGGGGTTGGTGTACCGGCGCACGCGGTAGCTGATGTTTCCAGCTGCCGTGCCGTTGTGCGGGCGGCAGAACAGCACAAGCTCAAACATGTCGGTGGTGTTGAGCGCCATCGTCGCGCCCAGGTCAACGCTTGCTGCCGTGGTGCCGTCGCTGCTGCACAGGAACCAGTTGCCGGTGTTGGCGTTGTAGCCGATGCCCACGCGGGCCGGTGCGGCAGCGGTCAGCGGGTCAATGTTGGTTGCAGCGGTCGTGCTTGCCGCGATACCCCAGAAGCCACGGCCACCAGCCACCAGGGCGTTGAGTGCGAAGCGCAGGACGAAACGAAACCCGCCTTCGCCGGTCACGTTGCCGCGCAGCATGTGCGCGTTGCCCACCGTGGGGCTGATGACCGTGTGCAGGGCGCCCGCAGTGGCCGCGCTGGCGTACTGGATGCGGGTG